ACCTACGAATGGCACATAACCGCTATATTCATATGCTCCGTCATTTATCGCGTCTACCGTCCATAAATTAGTTCCATTAAATACTATCCCAACTGTTGATGTACCCTGCGTTGTAGTATTAATAGTATTGCCTACATACACGCCATCTTTATCATAGCGCCATACGCCCGCGCTACCACACACGTAGAAATAATGCCCATCCCAAGTAATACCTTGAGGCGACGTAGATTGCCCACTTACCAAAAAATTATTACTAGTATAAACGCCGTCTAATGCGTATTCAAACGCAGTATCGGCCGCAGTACCAATTACCCATAGATTAGTTCCATCAAAAGTAATACCTGTCGCCGAAGACTCTTGCGTGCTGACCACAAAACTAAACCCAGTGTAAGTTCCAGAGCTATCATATTGAAACACGCTACCATTGCCGCCTGGGACCCAGAAATTTGTCCCGTCCCACGTTACATCATATGCTATAGTCACTTGGTTCCCGACAAAGAAACTAGTATTTGTATAGACACCGGCCGCGGTGTACTTGTATATTCTTTTATTTGTATTCTCTATTATATAGAAATGAGTCCCATCCCAAGTAATACCTTGAGGGTTTATATTCAGCGCCGTCGTTGAAAACGTACCGGTAGTATAAACCCCACCAGTCTGCAGTGCAGCAGGGAATGACCTCTTGGCATCTGGGTACAAACCGACATTAGTTTCAACGGCGCCTGTCTTGAGCCAAGTATCTCCATTCGCTGCAGTATGCACGCCGTCAACATCATCGACATGCAACGTTTTCAATGAACCGATGATATGGCTATTATTGCCTCGCGCTGGCTTAACCGTAATTCCTAAAGCAATACCTGTAACGTTTAATGCTGTTAAGTCGTCTGCTGATGTTCCGCTTGTCACTGCTAATAACATTGAGTTGTATACAGCCGTTATGTTAGTTAAGTCACAATCTAAACCAACTGCATCAGCACTGTTCTGCATGACTTCTGCAGCCTGTAATGTACCTGAAGAATAAACTAAAGCGTCTATTCTTGTTTGTACCTCACCTTTTAATATAGCAGTACTCATTAAAGCACCATTCCTGCAAAGGCAAAGACTCTAACAGCATCCAATTCTGCTTGAGTAACACTAGAGGCAACAACATTGTCTAATGCCGTTTTGTCAGCTGCAGTAAGCATCCCAGCAAGTGAAGTAGTGGCTGCAGGCAATATAGTATTGTTGCCATCTGAACTGATAACAGTTACGGTAGTAGCTGTAGTGCTATTTGTTAAGTTAGTACTTACGTTTGATACTAGAGCGGCAAAATTATTATTGCCTGAATCGTAGACTAGATTCCAGTCTGACCAAGTACTCGCTGAAAACGTTCGTTGATATTTTTCTGAGGTAGCGGCTTCTATGTATTCTTGTGTAACCGACCCCCCTCTTGCTAGTACTCTTAAATACCCGTTTGCAGTGTTGGGACTGTTAGTTCCGTTTACTACAAAATAATTACCACCTGTTACTATCGTATCAAGGTCAACGCCGTTAAACTCTATTACACCACCTATACCAAAATCACCGACCTTCAACACTCTGCCAGCAGTTGTGTCTGTATCGCTGGTGGTTATATCTTCTGTAGATACTGTGCCCAAGGCATCTAGTATCACTTTATCGGCCGCAACCATAACACCAGCTTGTGCAGCACTAGCCGCACCAATGTTAGTATTGGTACCATCTGAACTCTCAATAGTTACGTTAGTAGCGGTTCGGGTTTTAGTTAAATTTGTAGAAACGTTTGTGTCTTTTGCTGTATTCAACGCGACCGCATCGTTGATACCAGCTATCGTAGTATCAAGACCTGTTATGTTTGCAGTAGTATGAGTATGGGAATCATTGGCAACAGTTGCATTTAAAGTTGCATTACCCAAGTTTGTTATTGTTACACTGCCTGATAAATCTTCGCCTAATGTAATAGTAAAATCGTCTACGTTAAAATCGACAGTATCGTCGGCCCCGTCATAAACTACATTAATTCCTGATTCCGTGTTGGTACTAAACATTGTACCGACCGCAGTAAATACACTACTGTCAAAATCGGTAACATCAGCCGCAACATGAGTATGATTGCCCCTTGCTACTTGAGTCGCACCTGGGCCAACGTCGAGGTTCGACACTAAGCTGTCATACGTAATCAATCCACGAATATCAACGGTTAGTGTTGAGTCATCGCCTTGCGTCAAAACCAGATTAGGAGCTGCATATGATACAGCTTTTACTGCTTCGGCATTCAGGTTAGCGAAATTGTTATCAAGCTCGGTGAATGATAACGGGACGCCTTTAGTAACCCTATTTGTTATAGTTGCCATATGATATGAGTACCTGTGTTAATCTTCTGTTTTATTTATACTGCCTGATGCCATCATGTTTATGATAGTATCAATCTTATTGTGTAAATCGCTAACTTGCGTTTCAAGCGCATTGATTCGATTGCTTGACGCTGTTGCCTTTTTATGTGCCGCAACCGCTTCAAGATACGCAGTGCGATTACTGTTGATAATTGCCCCAGAATAAGGATCCCTCACGAGATCCTTATTCTCCTTTACTTTATGATTTTCCATATTATACCGCTAATGCTATAGCTCTTAAACTCTTAATCAATGGTGGAGCTGAGCTGTTATCGCCGACCATCCGGATTTTAATTGAGAACCCAATGAATTCTTCAAGATTATCCTGACTATACGAATATTCTTTGAACTCGTCAATACTTGCTGATGAATTTACTATATCGTCAGAAGCGCCATCATCGTTAAAATATGTCCAGCCGATTTCGTCGAATTCTACTGAGTCATCTGAACGTAATATTTTATACATCAGTTGAATACCAGAACCAGTTAATAACGCGGCATCAAGGAATACCTTAATAGCTGTTGCTGGATTCTCAAGTTGTACACGTTTCGTAATATATATCGCTTCACCACTATCACCCTCAGGCTCGGTCGGAGTAACATAAGTATCGTTTGGATAAACCCCAAATTGATCACTTATGTTCTCAACGCGATTAGCATAAGCAGTAATCGATGCGCGGTCTAAATCGATGACAGGCGATAAATTATCAACAGTTGTTGACATTAAGAACGTCACGGTACAAGAATCTACACCACTTAGCGAATCTATTTCATTAACTCTGCTTGCTATCAGCCCAGTCTCGTTAAGAGCGATAAGGTCAATAGTGTTAGTAGTATCTTGGATAGTTGCTTGAAACGACGTTTCGAAACCGCTATGAGAAGTACCTGTCACAAGATTTAATGTTGTAGTAATACCGGTGTTATTATGAACTATAGTCGGCACCATCAATTGATATGCATTAACTAATACGTTATGAGATGCTTTAATATCTGAACCACCGAATCGCGTACTTGTTGAAGCTGCAGTAGTAGTTGAGATAACATACGAATCCATATTGTATTGCGTCAACGCAGGATGTCTTTTATTAATTTCAGTTAACGGAATTCCATCGAATTCGTATAACTCAATTACACTTCCGATTACAAAGTCAAGAGGCGAAGCTTGGAAACTGTCAATATTACGTCCGACTACAGTACCTGTAATTACACCAGCCGCTTCAACTAATGACGCCGTAATAATCTCAGCTCGGGTTGTACCACCGATCTTATCACTACTAATGTCATTAATATCGCTAACATCCAAGTATAGCTTAAACGTTACAGTTCCAGTCGTTAACATACCGCTTACGTCATTAAATGTAAACTCAGTCCCATCAAACAACAACGCACTTGCTAATTCGCTAGTTATTCCAGAAGTAACTCCTTCTATCTCAACTGAGTTAGCAAGATCGTACATATGATGATCGTTGTGATATACTTGAACTGCCGTAGATCCCGCAACTAATTCAATTGAATCTGTTGCCAAATTTTCAAATTCGACTTCAGCGTTTTTCACGGTAAGTGTTGAGGTTCCAACAGCAAACTTAGCACGGTATATAGTGAATTTCAAATCTTCGTTATCGTATGCCGTCCATGTAGAAGAGTTTTGCGACTTAAACAATACGCCAAGATACGGCTGACGCGATACTATAGACTGATCAGTTATATTAGCTTCTCCTAGTTTGGATATAAACACTCTATAATCTTCTGATTCAGACATAGCAACCAATGCAACCTCGACACCTTCTTTAACGTATATTGGCGAATCGAATACGAATGTGGTTGGGATTGTACCTTGTATCGACGTAAGAATATCTTCAGGATTTAGCGATACCGTGCTGTTTGGAATAATCCTTGCAGTTGGTACGCCATTTGCCATTTCACGTAATTCGACACGTACAGGTATATCGTCAGATTTTGATTCGAAGAACATATCAACCTTAGTTAAGAACTCGCCGCCTTCAGTTGTAACCTGAAATGATTGAGCCATAGGATCGCGCCATCGAATGAGTTGGCTACGCGTTACGGCACTCGTCGTAGTAATCCGCGAAATTGGCGCGGTAGTTACGCTTTCGACACTAGTTCGGCTTATTTCAGCATTCCTAGTTGCAATGAATGTACGTTCCTTAGTTTGCAATATTCCTTTAGCCGTATAAGTAGCTTCACCCGAAGTTGTAACGTTAGTAGGCGAATCATTAACACTTGAGGTTAAGCGTATAGTCCTCTCGCCAGTATTAAATTTAGGATTGCCTAATGTATTAGGATCAGGTATCGTAAATGTCCCAGTAACTCGGCCGGTGCTATCTGTAACCAAGGCTGATGCATCAATTGTACCATTGTCAATAGTTCTTAACAAGCTATCTTCAGGAAGTGTAGCCTTTGGCCCGTCGAGAATCTTAAATGTTATCGAAGCGCTATTAAACGTTGGCAAATCAGGCGTCGCTGTTGTGCCACCTACGTTAATTGAATTAGCCGGATTCGTAAAGTTTGAATGTGTTTCTAATTCAAACAATTGTCTATTGATTATATTGCCAAGTTGATCATATGCTTCAAAGGATGTAAATGACATATGATCAGGATTAGCAAATATGAATCTTACATACAATTCGCCATTAGTAGCATTGGGGCTTATAGCTAAACCTGTAGCTTCAACGGCCGTTTCATCAGCTGTAGCAAAAGACGCAGTTTTTCTATTAGTCCAATTGATTCTATCAGTTGAAGTTTGTAGTATGTAATCAGTATTCCCAGTGAGATTGTTATCAGACCAGAAGCCACTAAGCGTTAATCGCGATACTGTTGCCCAAGATCCGCTAGTGGTAATTCCTGGGAGTATAATGATATCGCCTGATACTGAACCACCTGTAGGAGTAACAAACCTCTCAACATTTACATTGTCGAAGAACGGATAAACTCGAGTAAACGGTCTTAATCCACTTGCTGTAAAGTTTATAGTTTTCGAGCGCATGAACGGTACAAGATCACTTGCAATTATACGATCGGCTTCTAGCCTCGTATCTATGCGTTCAACTAGCGAGGTTCTAACGCCTTGCGTTGTTACGCGCGAATTACCCGAAACAAGGAATCGCTGAGTGGTTATTGTTTGGAGCTGTTGATTGCCCCAATTCTGCGAGACTATCCTGTCGCTAGTAGTACTGCTTAGTTGAGTTGTATTTGTCGTGCCTGTCCAAGAAACTTGTGGAGCTCCCCATAAAGTCCCAAGAGAATTTCGATTAGCCGTAAGAACTGCGTTATAATTTCCTTCAACGTTTTCAGTAACATCTGGCGCGCGTTTAGTGTCAAACCATGAATCTGACGATGGCCGTAATTTGATAGTACCAATCCAAGCTGAGGTTAACACTGGAGTTAAACTTTCAATTCTTGTTGCGAAAGGCTGCTCAATAGTCGCGACATGTTCATATGCCAAAGTTGCTATATTATCGTTAATTACGTAGCCTGTAGCACCGGTGTCTTTCTCAACCAAGCTAACGTTTTTGGTATCATACTTCGGACGTAACGTACCGCTAACCATATCAATCGCGCAACGATAATCTTGATGTATCGTGTCGCCGGTTTTATGACCGCTAAAGCTATCAACTAAGAAACCGGATTTGAAACGATCAAGGCCATTTGCGTCTTTTACTTGAAGTGATTCGACTGAAGCCTCAAGTAATGAAAGTGACGTATAGTATTCAACGTTATCAATACGCTGAGAAAGTTTATCAATATCTTCCATTCTATATCGCTTTTGCAATTTAGATTTAACTTCGATGTCTTCGACATCTAGGACGTATGGAGGCATATGAATATCAGCGATTCGCATTGCATTCGGAATTTCTTCAGGCAATACCGGATTCTCTGACGGTTCTCCCTTAACTGTTACCCACTCACCGTTAACTGTAAGCCAAATCGTATCAGATCTTCCTAAATAGTATTCGTAATCATATGTAAATAAAACGTTATCTTTTGGAACTGGCGTAGCAGATGATCCTGCTCCAGCGTAAACACGCGATTCAAAATCGAATGATTCACTTGCGACTGTTCTGATATCGCTCGCGACTGTTCCAACATTTGCAACTCGTGGCCTGAAATCTAGAGATGAACGTAAATCGAACACACCGCCATTACTAGCAGCTTCAGGGTCTATTCTTGTTGCTGAGTAATAAGAAATATCTTTATACGTTATAGATGAATACGAATCTACATCAAAGTATAATCCGCTGCCATGGTCAAATGTATCATAAACTATAAGCATTCTTCCTTGAGGTTTTGGGGCTCTTTGTTTTAATACAAGTTTAGCAATGTCATAATAGTTATCGCGCTGGCCTGTATCAAGTAAGTACCTTTGAGTTATATCTTTCGAACCTGTGATTAAGGTAGTTATCGTGGCCGATGCTGTTGAACCATTAATAATCTCGCCTGCGCTGAATGCGATTGCCGATAGTGGAACATATTGTAGTGGCGATGCAGTATTTAATACGATAGCACTCGCGCCTGAATTAGCTCCAGTAATAACTTCACGATTAGTGAATGACCCGCTTGCGCCACTGAAAGCCATTGTCGGAGTGGTTGCATCGGCGCCAGCATCGCTTGAATCGTAAACCGCAAGCAAGCGATAAACATCAGATACACCTAGCGATACTTCACTGTGATGCGCTGAAGTCCCATAAGGGCGAATGCCTGTCGAATCTTTCAAGTTTAATACGCGAGTCCTTTGCGCTATTTGAGCTGTTTTGGTTTTACTGATTGAATTGCTTTGTACAATTGTAGTGTTTATTTTAACAACTGCCCCATTGCCTAATATTGGTAACGATGCGATTGTTAAAGAATCGGTTCCTTCACCCGATATACCAGCATTGACTTTCAAGTATTCGATATTTATGATATCGCCTGCAACGCCCGTACCTGTACCAGCTGATACAATCATCACCTGATAATCTTCGTTATTGGACGCCGCGAATAAAGCGCCAGCTTCGCTTACCGTAAATACTCCACTCGTATTACTGGTTGAGTAGTATTGCTTACGATACGTGATTTGACTCTCAGACGAGCCGCTTGGCTTGATAGTTTTAATATATGGCTTAGCAAGTTGACGAATTGAAAGATTCTTTTCCTGATCGTTTATGAAAGCACGTTTACGCGTAATTGCGGCTGCAAATGTAGCAGGCCCCGAATCTAGCGTTAGCGAAGTATCAGATGTTACCACATTAACAATATAATCAGCTCCGCCTATTTCAATTACGTCACCGGCCCGAACCTCAGTTGCGAACGAGCTATTGAAACCATTTATGGTCGTAGTGCCGTCTCCAGATGCTGAACCAGTTAAAGCAAATCGGCCTTCTAAAACCAAGTCAGCCGTAGCGTCGATTTCACCATTCGCAGGTGGATCATCGTAGTATATTTGCTTAACTGCGCTAAAGGAATAGTTTTCGGCTGAAGCAATAGTAACATCAGCTGTATCACCAACGTTTCTTACTGTACTGTTATCGCTATTATTCGAAATTAATTTATCACCAACAACAAATACGCCACTAACACTTGTTAAATATAAGGTAGTTCCGTCTGAAGCAGTATTGATATATCCGAACGCGCCTGATGCTTGTCCACGAACTAATGACTTATCAGCAAGATGAACGGCATCACCAGCTTCGTTAAGTGTAACCTTATGCATCATTTTTATATCGAAAAGATACATCTTATAAGCAGCATCAGCACCCAATATTTGTTGAGAATTCAATTCAATCCCGCTATCAAATTCAACATTACGAACGCGCCCAACTCCAATTAAAGCACCTGATGGGCTCCCTGGTGTTACAGTAGCGGTATCGTAAAAATTTACCTGAGGATAGGAAATGACGTCACCTGACCCAGACGCATCTGGAAGACCCAAAGTGTTATTAACTCGAACAAAGTTGCCTATTTCAATTGGCATCGCTGCGTTATTAACAGTCCGAGCAGTCCTAGGTTTTTCGATATCTAGAAGTTTAGAACCAATTGATTCGACTTCATAACCATAGACGTACGCTTTGCCTTCGCTTAACTTCGCTACTGCAAAAGTATCATCGTTAATTAAATTGTTATCATTCGATGTCTCGCCCGAAGTATAAACTCCTTCGTTTTTATAATCATTCAACGCTTCTTTTAATTTGATTGCGAACGGTCTAGTTACGAAACTACCATTAATATCATGAGTACGTTGAGCAAGATTTTTAGATAGTTCATTGTAAGGACTTGTACGAGTCTTTGACACAACTGAACCGTTTGCTACACGCTCAAGCTCTATGAAATCTGATGGCTCATCGTTAAGCCCTACCGAAGTCAGTGTCAAATCTATAACGTAACGATCAGCGCCACGGCCTGCAAAGTTAGGAGTGCCACCTGCATTATCAAGCAACGAGCTATCGTCAGCAGAATCAATAATACTTTCGTTAACAGATAATCCGACCTTAACATCAATTGTATTATCAAACTTCGACACAATGTAGAACTGTGGATTAGCAAGAACGAAGAATCCTTTTACATAGTATACGCCACGAGTAATACTTGCGCCGATACCTACAGCGGTTGCGTCAGTAGTTAAAGCTGTTGCTACTGCAGACCCAGGGAGATAGCTATACACAGCATCTTTTGACACAAGCTTCTCGTTATCAAGGAACTTAGTAGTTACACGATCGGTTCCTGTAGCAGTATACGATACATAAATCAATAATGGATCTACATCAGTCGAATCAGAATATGTAAGTACCGTCGCTTCTACGCCACTAGTCGCACCTACGATAGTTTTTCCAATTAGTTCTTCTGCGTAATCTGCAACGTATTCAACACCGAACAGTTCTTGAAGTTTTACTACATCAAGATTAGGCGAATATGAGAATTCCGCACCAAATACTTTCGCACCTTCTTTAAATATATGCGATCCATGTCTCTCAATTTGTTGTTGGAGAATAGTCTGCATTTGTATCAATTCACGGTTTTGTACCGATAGACCGGGGCGAAATAAAATTCGATGGAAATTCTTCGACTCATCGTAATCGTCGTAGTATGGTCCGGTGTTGAAATTAATTGTCATTCCTCATTTCCTCGATTAGAATTTTATAAGTGTTCTTATGTTTGCGATTTGGTTCAAGTCCGTCTTGAACGGCGCTCTATTGTCAATAAATAATAATTGTCCTGAGAATCTATCAACTGTTGGTTCAGTGATAGCAGCAGGAATTGTAAATATACTAGTATTTATAGGCTGACCTTCAGCATCAACTAAGTCAAGAATATCGCCTTCAGTCGGAATGTATTCATCGCTTATTTGCAACAGCATCTTTCCAGTTTCAATAGCAGCCACAATCATTAAATCATTAGTTGAACCCTGAACTTTTAATAAATCGCCTGCGTTAAACGAACTTGCTATCAATGACGCATCGTCAATCCTCCAACAAGCGGTCCCAGTATCTCCTCTGAATTGACTATTCGCAGCATCGCCATAACCGAATGGGTTAACCATCAAGGCTACTTGTCGATAAGAAAGATCGGGTGTGCTCATTGTAAGTATGTCCGAATCGATGTCAGATAAGAACACTACTAAGGCGTCAGCATATGTTTCGTTAACTAAAGAAAAGCCATGGCCGCCTTCAGGTGCTAATATTACTTCAGCCGAAAACCCAGTACCTTCTCCAGTAACTATTATGTCGGCATTCGTATAATCCTTGCCTCTATCAATAAATGAGAAACCTGTTATCGTACCAGTTATCGGATCTATAATTGCATTTAGATTAGCCTCGGTACCATCGCCTTCAATCGTAACGGTAGTTGTACCGCTAGCATACCCAAGTCCACCGCTCAAGATATAAACAGCCGATAACTCGCCATCAACTGCGGCCAAAGTAACATCAGCTTGAGATGTATCGAGATTAATACCACCAATAATCGGCGAAACGTCAGCACCAGTACCTACGATGCCACCTGCGTCTGGGCAGACGACCACAAATTCTGCTTGAGTATATCCAGAACCTACCGATTCAACGACAAGGCCAGTAATGACTCCACCAGAAATTATGGGGTCGAAAGTAGCGCCAAGCCCATCAGCATTCGTTATATTAATAACAGTATTGCTTGGATCGTACCCTGTCCCACCATTATTGATTTGATAATTTGTAATGCCACCGTTAAAAAATCCACCAGACACAACATCAGAAACCGGCATATAAACTGGAGTTAAATACCTAGTTCGTTCTACCGTACTCAACGACTTCATAAATTTCCAAACATACCCATCAGCTACTTCAACATATTCAGTTGATGTGCCAGTTGGCTTTACGGTAGATGGTTCGCCATAATTATTGAAGATGCATTTGTAAATATTAAAGTCTTCAGTTAATACAAACATATTTGCATTAGCGAGTTCAACTTCAGTAGAACGAGTGTCATACATATCGTACACAACATCGACTCGCCAATTGTTTCGCTTTGCGCCAAGCGAAACGTTACCTAACGAAACTTGTTGAAATCTGACTGAGTCCTTTCTAAGTTCAAATTCGTATAGTCCCGAAGATTGTGGGACAGGTGGAACTAGCTCGTTACTCCAATTGTCGATCTTACCTAGCAAATAGTATAACTGGGTAGTCTTTGATTGTAAGCCAGTATAAAAAGCCTTAGCAATTTCACTACGAATGTTAGATTTTGTTATAGATGGCATATTATATTACCTTAATTACGCTGCAGCTGCAATAGTAACCGTCCATTGAATAATAATCGTATCATCAATTTCTTTTGTAACAATTGGGAAAGTTGTTCGGCATAGCATTGTTCCTGCGCTAACCGTACCGCTATTGAAGATACCTGCTTCAACTAATACAGCTGTACCTTCTCCGGGTGCAAATGTCGCTTCATACGTAATACTATCAGTCGTGATATTCACTGAAGTAAACGGGCGTCTTGAACCAGTTGCAGGCGATAAGTCACCTAACTGAGTGTCACCAGTTGCTGCAGCTGTCGCAACGTCACCAATCTGCATATGTGACATTTGAGCTGGTATAGTATGAGCAGCTCCAGGGATATCTCCGCCAGTATCGACCAAGCGTTGTGCAATATATTCAAGGCCTACTTGAACGATTAAGTTCTTGTGCATTGATATTTCTTTGCTGCCGTCTGACTTTATTTTCGTAATTTTTAATTTACCGCGAGCTTGCAAATTTTCGTCTATTAACATTTTTATTTCCTCAACCTAATTAAATGGAACTTCGTTACCTAATCCTACGTATCCTAAACCTGCGGGATATATGTCGTCTAATACGTATATACCTTCAGCGATATTATAATAATATTCAAATTGAAAAACTCCGCCGGTATCAGTTACCCGAACAGTATCGCTTAGTCCTTTCGTGAATTCGTTTACCAAATTACCATCTTCATCAACTAATATGACTTCGGTAAATGGTTTTGTAAAACTATATCTATCTATACTATTTTCGCCTGCATCGGCTTGGTCAAGTAAGCGCTTTGTGAATTCATATTGAGAATCGTCGAGATTATCTAGAAGTAATACATCATCAAGAACTTTAGTAAATACGTATTCGTATTCAGTATCAATCGTGTTAGCGATTTCTTCAAGAACCTTTGTGAATGTCTTTGTGTCAAGCAGTGTATCAGGCAATGCCGTAAAGTCTTGCCCTATAGCTGCACCAAGTGGTTTAGTCATCGTATAGAATTCTTTTTGAGTATCGGCAAAACATATATCATAGAATAATCTGTTGAATATGAACGCTAGCAACACATCAACATCAGCTGATGATTCAATTGTAGTACTTATTAATTGCTCACTAAAAACTTTCATACCTGCAGGATGCGTCATTTTATATATGACATCTCTGAATTGGTCAAACGTTACACCTGACTTGATTACGTATGAATAGTCTTGATAGAAATCATTATCTTGTATCTTTGAACGATCTGATGTAAATCCGCTAACGCTATTATAATAACCGCTTGATCTTGCGACAAACTCTGAGGCAATAATATAGACCGCGGGATCGCTAGCAACTTCACCGGAATTCAGTATAGACAAAAAGGTTTCGGGATAATCGTAACCTAATACCGCAAGACGTTCAGATTCAATTCCTAAAGAACCGTCAAGTAGAATGGGTAATACTTTGAGCGTGCCATTGACCACTAAAGTCGGCGAAGGGTATGACGTTGCTAATAAGTCGCCTTGTATATTTAAGTCAATCCAATCGCACTTCGCTTTATCAATTTGAAATGACATTATCCGTCTGACTAAGGTTTCTACATCAGCTAAGTCAATAACGCCAGTATTGTTAATATCACCTCGTGCAAATCCGCTAACAACTGTAGTTAAGAATGTTTCATATGGGCCACCTGTGATCCCTTCGGCAATCTTTAATAATTCTTCAATGATTGTATCCCAATCAATTTTAACGTCTGGAGCAGGATTTGCTTCAAGATTAGTTTCGCGGTTAATACGTCGAGATCCATCAGTCCCATAGTTGATGAAAGTTAAT